CTATGCCATTCAACCCACCCTCAGAGGTCTTATTTAGGCTTCTAGGATGGCTTGACACGGCGGCGAAGGGGGTAGTGTCCACCTCAGAGGAAAAAATCGCTGACGTCAACGCTAATGCCCCTGTAGGCACTACTCAAGCATTGATTGAGCAAGGCGCGGCGGTGTTCTCCTCAATCCACGCACGTTTGCATCAGTCGCAAGCTCGTGTGTTGAAGATTTTGTGTCGCCTGAACCGTTGGCACTTTGACGAGATGCGTAAGTCTGACGTGGTTGCAGATTTAGAAATCAGTCGCGAAGACTTCCAAAAGAACACGGACGTGATCCCTGTCTCTGATCCCCACATCTTCTCTGAGACTCAGCGTATGGCTCAGATGCAAGCGGTGTTGTCATTGGCGGATAAGCACCCACAACAGTTCAACATGGACAAAGTGTTGGCGCGTTCATTGAAGCAGATGAAGATCCCCAACATCAATGAGTTGATGAAGGATGTCCCAGCGCCTGAACAACGTACTTCTGCGGATGAGAACGCGGCTATGCTAATCGGTCAACCTGCCTATGCGTACATGCAACAGGATCACATCGCTCACATTCAAGATCACTTGCAGTTTGCGATGAACCCATTCTTGGGTCAGTCACCATTTGCAGATCCAAACTATCTGAACAATTTGATCGAGCACATCAAGCAACACATGACGTTGTGGTACTTGAATCGCAGTAATGGTTATGTCGCGCAGTCTCGTGGTGGTAAGCCTGTGGACAACTACGACGATCCATTGTTGACAGGTACGATTGACCAACTTTACACGGCTGTTGGTGCTCACGTAACGATGGATACGAAGGAAGTGTTTGAGCAGTTTGCTCCAGCCTTCCAAGCGTTGATTCAACAAGCTCAACAACGCCAACAGTCACAGAAGCAAATGTTGCCTCCAGACGCGCAAGTCGTCAAAGACACAAACATGGCGGAGACTCAGCGCAAGGCGCAAGACGACCAAGCTCGTTTGCAGTTGGATACGCAGAAATTGCAGATGGATATGCAGAAGCACCTCGAAGACAACAAGACAAAAATTGCCATCGAGAATGCCAAGCTGACACATCAAGTAATTACGGATATTGCAACGGCGCAATTACCCGAAACCGCGCCTACAATGGGCGCACCAATGGCAGAGATGCCACCACAAGGTATACCAGAAGGTATGCCACAACCTCAAGGAGTTCCAAATGTCAACATCTGATCAAGAGCAAAAGAGCGTGTTGGTTCCCCAACACAAGCGTTTGGCTATGGGCGAGAAGCTCACAGGTCAAAGCATGCAACCTAAGGGTGGCGACAAGCCCAAGGGTGGTTTGGCTCAAGCTAAGAAAAAATGATTGAACAGTTGATCCATGTGATCAAGATTCGACAAGCAGAATTGGCGCAATCCCTTGCCTTGGGGAATGCGTTCAACTGGGAGTCATACCAGCGCATGGTCGGTGAGTATCAGGGGTTGAAGTACACCCTTGACTCACTCGACAACTTGTTGCGCGAAGACGAAGGTAGAGAAGATTAACCCCAATCCTTGGGGCTAAAGGCCGCGCTGAAAAGTGCTTTAACGATGCACCTGAAATATGGTGATTTTTAGGAGTGAGTATGAGTGATAAAGATCCGATCCCGACACTTTCGGGGAGTCAAGGCGTACCTGACGAGCAGGAGCTAAAGTGGGCGTTCCCCGACGTGAGTCCGGGGCAGAAGCCGTTTGGTGGAAGGGTTGTAGTCCAACTACGCCGCATCAAAAAGACAACCGCTAGCAAGATCATTTTGGTTTCCGAAACCAAAGAGACTGAGAAGTGGCAAAACATGATTGGACGAGTGGTGGAGATAGGCCCATTAGCCTTCAAGAACCGCGAGACTATGGAATCATGGCCTGAAGGTAGTTGGGCAAGCGTAGGCGACTACGTCCGAGTACCTAAATGGGGCGGTGACCGTTGGGAACGTGCAGTCCCTAACGAAGAGGATAACGAAGATCCTGTCCTTTTTATGACCATCAACGACCATGAATTGATTGCGAAAGTCACTGACGATCCGCTTTCATTCAAGGCTTACGTTTAATCGGAGAATTTCATGAGTACAGATAAAAAAGAATCAGCCGATTTGAACATTGAAGAGTCAAAAGACGGCTCCGCAGTGATTGATTTGCCTGAGGACATGATTGCCACTGGCGATGATGATCAAGAAAACCCAAACAAAGTCGATTTGAATGACAAACGTGACGGTGGAGAGGTTTCTGCGGAAGAGGAAGACCATCCAGACGACACAGATGCAGTCAGAGCGGCAAAGAGAGCGCGTCGTAGGTCTAAAAAAGACCTGATTCGCAAGACAAACGAGGAAAAAGACGCTCGTTTGAACCAACTCCAACGTGAAAACGAGGAATTTAAGCGTCGTTTGTCTAATGTGGAGCGTGAGACTAAGAACAGTCAGATCGCACGTATTGACAAGCACCTTGAAGACCAAAAAGTTCGCCTTGAATACGCCAAGATGAAGATGTCAGAGGCTGTTCAGGCGGGTGATGGCGATGCGATGGTAGAAGCGCAGACGATGTTCAACGAAGCACAGTCTGCGGTAGGTGAATTTGCTCGTGCAAAGCAAACCGCAGAGCGTGAAGCACAACAAGGTCGCAGTGATATACCTGTGGTTGATCCTACAGTGCAACGGAACGCGGCTGACTGGATGCGTCGCAATAGTTGGTACCGTCCAGACACCTCAGACCGCGATTCTCAGATCGCTAAAAAGGTCGATGAACTGCTAGTTACAGAAGGAATGAACCCTTCTGATCCAGATTATTGGGATGAATTAGATAATCGCTTGCAAAAAGCGCTACCACACCGCTACAATGACAACACAGACAGTAATTCCGCTGTTAGAAAACCGAGGAACGTTGTGGGTAGTTCAGGTCGTGAAGCTTCAGCCGCATATGGTGGTAACAACCGCACACAATTCGTGCTCTCTCCCGAACGGGTGAAGGCTATGAAGGAAGTGGGCGCTTGGGACAATCCAACGCGCAAGAAAGCAATGATCGAAAACTTCATTAAATATGACCGTGCAAACGGCACTCGTTAACTAATACTTGGAAACCTATCATGACTGAATCACGTCTCAAAAAATCTCTCAACGCTGGTGGACGCAAGGATCGCGGAAGCGAGGATGCAATTCGCACAGCACCTGAGGATAAGTTCATTTCTACGCAGGAACGTCGCAAGATGTGGAGCGAGGAGTGGACGCAATCAGCCTTGCCAAAACTACCCAATATGGATGGGTGGCACCTTTGCTGGCTTTCGACAACCAACAGCTACGACTCCATCGATAAGCGGATTCGCCTAGGGTACGTTCCAGTTAAATCTGAAGAGTTACCGGGCTACGAAGACTATCGCGTGAAGGCGGGAGAACATGTTGGGTATATCTCTTGTAACGAAATGTTACTGTTCAAGTTACCTATGGATGTATTCCAAGAGATCATGCTTCATCATCATTACGACCAACCTCGTGAAGAAGCTGAGAAACTGCGTGTTCAATTGGAAAGCTTGCAAGGTCAACGTGACAGCAACGGTAAGCGACTTGTGGATGTCGAGGGCGAAGGTCTTGGTAATTTTGATCAACAGCCAAGCAAAACACCCGTATTTTCGGGTTAACCCAAGGAGTTTAATATGAGTTCTACCTCTGCTCCGTTCGGCTTGCGCCCCGCGTTCCACCCTTCTGGTCTGGATCGCGCTCAGGCGTTGGCAAACGGTATCGTCTCTGGCTATGCCACTGACATCTTAAAAGGCGCACCTGTGCGCTACAACAGCACTGCTGGTACATCCGTAGCCGCTGGTACTATCACCAATGCCGCCGCATCTGGCGTTTGGTCTGGTGCTTTCGCTGGCGTCGAGTTTACCGACACTACTGGTCGTCGTCGCGTGAGCAACTACTGGCCTGCTAGCACAACCTTTCAAACAGGTTCATGCGTGGCTTATTTCTACAACGATCAAAACATCGTTTATGAAATTCAAACCGACGCAACCATTGCCCAAACATCTTTGGGTGGTGAGTACAACTTCTCTGCAAACACTGGCTTCACAGTTACTTCTGGCTCTAACGTTACTGGTCTGTCTTCGACAGGTCTGGGCGTGTCTACAGCCGTAGCTAATGGTGCTCAAGGTCAAATGCGTGTCGTTGATATTGCTCCTTATGTGGACAATAATTGGGGTGATAACTTCGTTATTGTTCGTGTTGTTAACGCTTCGTCTCAGTACTTCGGTTCTGTGACAGCAATTGTTTAAGGAGGACTAAAAAATGGCCGCTCCAATGCGCAGTACCGACTTTCGGTCTATTGTTGAACCCATTCTGAATGAGTGCTTTGATGGTGTATACGATCAACGTGCCGACGAATGGAGCCGTGTTTTCCGTGAGGAAGACGGCATCCCACGTAACTACCACGAAGAACCCGTCTTGTACGGTTTCGGTGCGGCTCCACAGTTGCCTGACGGCACCCCTGTGACGTACCAACAAGGTGGTGTGTTATTCCTGAAACGCTACGTGTACAAAGTGTACGGTTTGGCATTTGCTTTGACCAAAGTTTTGGTTGAAGACGGTGACCACATCCGTATCGGTCAAGTATACGCACGTCACTTGGCACAGTCTTTGGTGGAAACCAAAGAGTTGTTGTCTGCTAACGTGTTGAACCTCGCCTTCACTGGTGGTGCTTCAGCAGGTGGTGACGGTGTGTCTTTGGTCAACACTGCTCACCCAATCGTGAACGGTACATTCAGCAACCAATTGGCTACATCTGCCAACTTGTCCCAGACTTCTTTGGAACAAATGTTGATCCAGATCCGTCAAGCTGTTGACAACAACGGCAAGAAGATTCGTTTGGTTCCACGTCAATTGATCGTGGCTCCCGGCAACATCTTCCAAGCTGAAGTTCTCTTGAAGTCCGTCTTGCGTACAGGTAACGCAAACAACGACATCAACCCTGTCAAGTCCATCGGTTTGTTGGACGAAGGCGCGGCGGTTCTGTCACGTTTGTCTAGCCCTACAGCATGGTGGGTTCAGACTGACGCTCCTGAGGGCATGAAGCTCTTGATGCGTCGTCGTCTTGAGAAGACTATGGAAGGTGACTTCGAAACTGACTCTATGCGCTACAAAGCGACAGAGCGTTACGACGTTGGCTTCACAGATCCACGCGCCGTATACGGCACGGCTGGCGTCTAAACCCAAGTGGGGGGTTCGCCCCCTGCGTTTTAAGGAGAAAAGACAATGGCACAAACCTATTTTGGTTCTACCCTGCGAGCAGGTTCTGGCACATTGACTGACACCACAGACGGCGGTTTCGTCGTCATGATGCAGACATCTACCATTACCACCGTATCAGCAGGTACGGCTGTAAGTGTTACTGAAACTCTTCCCGCATACTCACAAATCATCAACATTTTTGTTGATCAAATTGTGGATGAAGTTGTGGGCGGTGGTTCAGCAACATCTATCGCGGCAACAGTGGGAACAGCGGCGGCAGGTACTCAGTACATCTCTTCTACCAACGTTATCGCTGGTGGTCGCGTAGCCCCTACACTCACTACAGCCCAACTCTTGGCAATGTCTGACATCGGTACCAATACCAGTGTCGTATTGACAATTGCTCCTAACGGCACGATCAGCACAACTCAAGGCGTTTATCGTCTGACAGTTGTGTATGCTCAGAAAGTCTAAGGAGCACAATCATGGGTCAATTTAAACCTATGGTCAAAATGATGACCACTGAGCCTTCAGTTATTCTGAAGCTCAAAAAAGGTGGCAAAGTAGAGCATAAGATGGACGGTGGGTACATGCCCATGCAGTCAACTATGCCTGCTCAAGCTATGCCTGTTGGAAGAGGCCCAGCAGGTCTTGGTCGGGATACTGCTTTTGCACCAGCGCCTATGAAGCCTTCAATGGCTGAACGTCGTAAAGCGATGATGGCAAAGCCTGCTAGGAAGCCTGCTATGAGTCCTACCCTAATGAAAAAAGGTGGTAAGGCTGATAAGCATGAGGACGCCGCTCAAGATCGCGCAATGATCAAGAAGGCTATGGCTGGTAAGAAGTTCGCAACTGGTGGCGTTGTCAACGGTCAAGGTGGCTTCAAAGATGGTGGCATCATCAAGTCAACCAAGGGCGAGACGAAGATGGTCACAGCTAAAGTTGACAAGTCACCCGCCAAAACTGGCGACGTGAAGTTGGGCAATGGCGGTGGTTATGCTACTGGTGGCGTTGCTAAGGCTAATGGCGGTGGCTACAAGATGGGTGGTTCAGCAAAAAAAGCCTACGCGACGGGGGGAACTGTTGATACAGGCAAACCCGTCGCGATGCCCAAAAGAGCTGTCTCAAAGCCTGTAGCTAACAGCATGCAGTCTGGCACCTTTGCCAAGGGTGGTAAGGTCGAAAAAGCGGAGAAACCAAACCTTCGCTTGATTAAAACCTACACTGGCCCTAAAGGACATGTAGCGAAAGTTTACAAGGATCGTGACTGGCAGGAGTACAGAACCAAGTTCTATACACCTGATGGTAAGTATCTAACTGAAGGCGACTCACACACTGATGACGCTGAAGATGCTCACTCAACAGCCAAGAACCAAGTAGAAAACTCTCGCTACAAGCATGGTGGCACAGCAAAGGGCTACAACAGTGGAAGCACCGTAGACGCATCAAAAGGCGCATACGATAAATCCATTGGCCCTAGCGAGGAAGATATGGACATGGCGAAAGCTATCCGTAATATTCCTAGCAAGCTGTTTCAAGGCGCTAAGAGCATGATGGGCATAGGCACACCAGCTCCCAAGCCTGCTGGTAGTGTCACAAAGACTGAGAAATCAGTTACTGTGACTCCTGCTGGCAAAAAGCGTGGTGGTGGTTGTTAAGTAAGGTGGGGGCTTCGGCTCCCACTTTTTATCGGAGAATTAAATGTCAACATTGACGAATGTATTTTCAGAGCATAGAGATTCAACAGGTGTAATTTACGCTGGCGCGACAAATCTCGCTGGGTATCAGTTATTGACTGGCGGTACTGCAGGTGAAATTGTATTTCGCGACGGTGGTGCATCTGGCACGGTTCGCTTGAGAGTCAATATTTCTGCTACGCCAACTAACCCGTTCTCGACGCTGTTGCCCGGTAACGGCATCCGCTTCACAACAAATATTCATGTTACGTTGCCGACTGCGTCGGCTGTGACTATTTTCTGTGGCTAATCATGCCAAGCAAGTCACCAGCCCAACATCGTTTGATGCAAGCCGCCGCCCATACTAAGGGTGGCTTTGGTGGCGTACCTCAAAAAGTTGGTAAAGAGTTTGTGCAAGCAGACAAAGGAAAAGCCATGAAAAAAGCTAACGGTGGCTCTACAAGCCCTTACGACTACGACAGCGACGTTGACTACTACCAAGCAATTGGTCGCCTCAAAGACGAGGATAGTGAGTCACAAGAAGCTCCTCGCATTAGCTCTGCGGTTTTAAACAAGCAGAAGACTATGCGCAGAAAGAATGCGGCGTCTAGTGCAATGTCTATGGCGGCTAAACGTGCTGGTGACAAAGACGCTGACAAAAAAGTTCAGGATCGTTGGTTTCGTCGTGATCAATCTGAAAAATTGAAGTTCAAAGCTAAAACATCAAAAGCACCTGTTGCTGAGTCTGCTCGTAAAGAGTGGTCTGAAAAGATTGGCAAAGGTAAACCCGCTCCATTCAAAACAGGTGGCAAGGTTAAGTCCTGCTGGTAAACCATGAAACAAGGTCTATATGCAAACATTCATGCAAAACGTGAAAGAATCGCTAAAGGGTCTGGCGAGAAAATGCGCCGAGTTGGTAGCGAAGGTGCGCCAACGGCTAAAGCCTTCAAGCAATCCGCCCGAACAGCCAAAATGAGTCACGGTGGCAAGATGACAAAGTCTTGTTGGTAATCATGGCAAAGAACCCTTCACTAGCTATTGGTCGTGGTGAGAAGCTCCCTGCAAAGCAAGGGGCTGGTTTGACCGCTAAAGGTCGTGCCAAGTACAACCGTGAGACAGGATCAAATTTAAAAGCTCCACAACCGCAAGGTGGTGCTCGTAGAGACTCGTTCTGTGCGAGGATGGGGCCAGTCGCTGAGAAGAGCGAAAAAGGCAGTAGATCAAGAGCATCAATGCAACGGTGGAATTGCCCCGGTTGGTAAGGAATAAAAAATGGCATACAGCGGTACAGTCGGTCAAACAGTCGTCACGGTTCAAAACCTGATTGACAACGGAGCACGTCGGTGCGGTAAGCTGGCTGAAGAGTTGACCTCTGAGCAGGTTCTGAGCGCAAAACAATCGTTGTTTTTTGTTCTGAGTAACCTCATCAACCAAGGTATCCAATATTTCGCCATCAAGAAGCAGGTATACGGGCTTCAGCCGAATCAATACGAGTACTCGCTACCTGTGGGTGGGAACGACGTTTTAAACGCTCTATACCGCTGGATGACGCAACCTACGGGTACATACACGTCCTCTGCTGGTGGAGTTGTTGCCAATGTTGCAGATCAAGATACAGCAACGTTTTGCCAACAGACTTCCGCAAACGGAAACATCGTAGTTAACTACGGTGCTAACCAAGCGCAGTACATTGGTTCTATTGGCATCATGCCCTATGTGGCAGGTGGTGGAAGCGCAACGTGGAATTATTCGTTCCAAGCGTCTTCTGACAATGTTACATGGACAACTTTGTACACTGGTACGAGCGTAGCGGTGACGGATGGACAGTGGATCTGGCAAGACATTGACCCCGGCGCTCAGACTCAGTACTACCGTATCGTCGCTTCTGGCGGTACAACTTTGGCTTTGCGTGAGTGGTATCTTGGTGTTAACTCCACTGAGATCACGATGGCTCGCTTGAATCGCGACGACTACACAAACCTACCAAACAAGAATTTCACAGCGAACCAACCGTTTCAGTTCTGGTTGAATCGCACAATCCCTCAGGCGACGATCACTTTGTGGCCTACCCCACAGAGCGCGTTCTATCAAATGACGGTTTGGTATTCAGCCCAAGTAGAGGATGTTGGTGCTTTGAGCGGTCAATTGGCTATTCCTGATCGTTGGTTATTGGCAATTCAAAACATGCTTGCCCACCAAATGAGCATGGAGTTGCCTGCAGTTGACTTGGCGCGTATTACTTACCTTGAAGGTCAGGCTGAGAAGTGCTTTATCTTGGCGGAGCAAGAAGAGCGTGACAAGTCACCGATTTACTTTGCGCCGAATATTGGCGTGTATACGAGGTAAGTCATGCCACGCTTCCTGAACACCGAAGGCAACGCATCAATAGGGATTTTCGTGTGTGATCGTTGCAAGATGAAACGCGCCATCATCGAGGCTAGACCTGACCCCAATTCACCGGGTCTAAAAGTCTGCCAACAAGGGTGCGCTGACAACAAAGATCCGTACCGCTTACCTGCTCGTAAAACCGAGAGAATTACATTGCAATATCCACGTCCTGATGTATCATTGGACAATCTCAGTGGTGGTGACATTCCGTATGGCGGATACGTCACAGAACCTTGACTTGGAGTTGATTAAGGAACGATATGGCGGCTTCAGGCTTTACACCAATTCAACTGTACTACAGTGCAACATCCACCAATGTACCCACGTCTGGAAACTTGGCGTATGGTGAGCTTGCGATCAATATTACTGATGGCAAAATGTACTTCAAAAACAGCAGTAATGTTGTTACAAAGATTGCGGACGCCGCGACCGCAACGGGTAGCGTATCTGGTGGTACTGCAGGTGCTATTGTTTATCAAAGCGCACCTAGCACATCAGCATTTTTGAACATTGGTTCAAATGGATTTTTAGTCACCTCCAATGGTACTGTTCCTGTTTATACGAACCCAGCATCAATTACTGTTGGTTCAGCAAATACAGCAACACACGTTGCGGGTGGTGTGGCAAACCAAATTGTGTACCAAGCTGGTGCTGGTGATACTGAATTTGCCGTTGCGCCAACAGTTGCAGGATCTGTTCTGGGATGGTCTGGTACAACGTTTACTTGGGTCACTGCTCCTGCTTCAGTATCTGCAACAAACCTTGCGGGTGGTACGGCGGGTGTAGTCCCATTCCAAAACGGTGTTGGAACTACAGCATTTACAGCCGTAGGAACTGCTGGATATTTGCTGACTTCAGCGAATACGGGTACGCCTACATGGACTAATCCAGCATCGTTGTCTGTTTCTGTCGCGACGACGGCGGGTACATCAACCAATCTTGCTGGCGGTTCTGCATCACAAATTCCGTATCAAACAGGATCTGGAGCAACCGCTTTTATCCCCAACGGTTTAGCAGGGCAGATTTTGCAATCTAATGGCACTGCTACGCCTTCTTGGATTGATACATCTACGCTTTCCACGTCAAATGGCAAGCTTTATTTCTTTGGACAATTTTAAGGAACGATAATGGCAACAGGAGTTCTTGGTCAAGCGGCACCCGCGGCGGCTTCTTACACAACGATTTACACAGTACCCGTTGGTAAGACTACGACATTCAACATCAGTGTGGCAAACGCCACGACAGGAACAATCACGACTCGTATCGCAATTGCGGCAACATCCTCGCCTGTTTCCAGTGAGTTCATTGAATACGACACAGTGATTGTGGGTAACGGTGTTCTTGAGCGTGGTGGCATTGTTGCTAACGCGGGTGAAAACGTCGTTGTGTATAGCGCAATGGCTGGTTTAAATTATAGTGTTTACGGTTTCGAGGAGTAATAAATGGCACGTTCTATAACATCTAGCGACGCAAACGGCGCAACGTTTGAAACCGTAGGTAGCACGGGCGGATTCAGTGCTGGTGATTTGGTTTATTACGGATCAACTGGTTACAACAAGATCACGGCGGCGGCGCCCTCGACAATAACAAGCTCTCCAACTAAAGCTTATCCATCACTACCAGTGACTGGCGACGCAACTGCGTATTTCCAACCAACCAATTTTACTGGTCTTGGGTTCTCTCGCGCTGTTGCCTTGTTGTCCAACGGTAACGCAGTGGCAGTTTATGCTAACCCTGTAGACGGTTATCCTAACTTTGTAATTTACAACCCCTCAACCCGTGCAATTGTGGTTGGCCCAACGATCATCTCAACGACGTATACTATGGGCGCAAATTCAACCGCTGGCGTTAACATTGGGGTTTCAGCGTTTAGTGGCGGTAACTTTTTAGTTTATTGGGGTAGCAACGCGGGTGGTGTATCCGACCGTACTAACTACGCAACATTTACCAACGCAGGCGCGGCGGTTGTTGCGGTAACTCAAGACATTTCTCTTGCGGTTTCTAACCCACAAAACGGGCGCATGCTCGGTGTAACACTTCCTAATGGTGGTTTTGTGTTGGCGTTTGGTCAAGGCAACAACATAAATTTCAGAGCCTACGACTCCGCTGGTGTTGGTCAGTTTCCTTGGATTACACTAACTAATTTCTGCACGTCTGCGGCAACGTTTACTACACCGTTGTGGGGCATGACAGCCCGTAGTGACAACACTTATTTGATAACAGGATGTAACACTACAGCAACGGGGTACAACTACGGCATTTTCACCTACGCAGGTGCAACAGTGGTAAACACAACCATTGGGTCAATAGTATCGGCAGGAGCAATAGACTGCGCGACACTTAGCGACGGAACTACTTTTGTAATTGCCTATTGTGGCGAGACTTCGCCAAGTATCCAAGGGTGGACATTTAGATTTTTGCCAACAGGCAATGTACTAGGTTCTGCAAACATCGTACAGGGTAATTTCCCATCAAGTGCAGGTCTTTCTGACTCAAATCGCTTGCGTGTTTGGGCATTAGACTCAGGTAGATTTTTATTAACTGGAGCGACGGACACCGTTTCATCAGGTTGCTACGCTTTATTTAATTCGTCAGGAACGCCACTACTCGGAACTTCTGGAACTATAGGGACAGCCTCTTTAGTTAGAGGTTTTGGTGGTTATTTTCACAATAGCGCAGTCATGTTAGGCGTGATTGTTTATGGCGGTGTTGCTGAGGTATACGGAGTAAGTTCTTTAGCAGTCAACAACTCACAAACTGTTTTTTGTCGTATTAACTTGACATCATACAATTTGGTGTCGTCAACGACGGTTAATGGCGCAGTTACTGTTGCAGGTTCGGTAGTCCCTGCCACCACGTACACCACGTCTAACTCAACGCCGTCAAAAGCGTCGTACAACCTATCTAACGGCGTGTACCCATACGCGCCCAAGTCTGGAAATTCTGTAACAGCCGCTGGTGTGTACCCAACACCAGTACAAATACTAGACAGTGTTGCGTCTTTTGACATGTGTACGCTTAGTAACGGTAACGTTTGTCTTATTACAAACAGTTCAACGACATCATATACACAAGCTTACATCTATAACCCAGTTACTTTGGCGTTAATTAGCTCTAGTGTTTTAAGCGCCGCTGGTAATTCATCACAAAACGGCAATACAGGTATAACCGTAACAAATGTAAGAGTTACGCCGTTAAGTGGTGGTAGCTTCTGTGTGGCTATTGGAACAAGCAGTACAAACCTTCGTTTAACCGCTTACACATCGGCGTTTGTCCAACAAGGTAGCAGTGTTGATATTTCAACAGTTTCGCAAAATTTTATTTCTGGTGGTAATAACTTTGCAATCTGCACTATTTCAGGGGACAGGGTTGTTGTTGTGTACAGCACAACCGCGTTACTAAGTTTTTATGCTGTTTACAGTAACACCCTTACAACAGTGGTTTCTGCAACAAGTACTGGGGTAACTGATGCTAGTAATGTTAGATCGCTTGCGGTTGCCCCAATTCCAAAAGGGTTCATGTTTGCTTGCGGTAGAAATTCTGTAAACGACACTCGTTTTGCTAACTTTATTGAATACTCAACTAATACTTTTACACAACCAACATACGCTGTTGGAAGCGCGGGTAGCTTCAATAATATTTACACGTTCTTAGCGACCAATGGAAATGGTTCATGCTATCTTATGAATTACACCTCGAACGTATCTACTGTTCGAATTCCTTTAGCTACTTCTGCCACTGCGCTCACAACTGTAAATTCAAGCGTACTAACGCTTGCGTCTAGTGCGGTGGGTGTAACCGCTACTGGGAATGTAGTTGCGATTGGTCAAAACAACACCTTTCCATATAATACAAACGTAGGCCCGTGTGCAACTGGATTGACACAAGTGACACTTACTGGGTGGACGGGGCCAGCAACAAGGGCTGAATGTCAACAACTTAGAGTAATTCCTCTCTATGGCAATCTTGTTTTAGTTGGCTACCTAGTTGATAACAACGACGGTATGTGTTTTGGTACGTTACAAGTTAACGGCGCACCAGACTCTGCGGTGTTCTCAACAGCAGACGTGTCTAACGGTGTTCCAATTTACCCAACGGTAACAACAAGCACAACCCCCGCTATTGCCAACACGACATTTGCTGGTGTTGCGGTGACGGACTGCGCGGCGGGCGGTACTGGTGTTATTCAAACAACAGGTACAACCAACCTGAACAGCAACTACCCAACGACGACTGCACAAACGTTTGACTACACAGGGCAAGCGGCTCCCGGTATCAAAGGCACGATCAGCGGTCGTAGCATTTCAATGAGGAAGAGCTAAATGGCAGACACTATTGCTACAGTCTTCAACCCTCTAACGGGGGTGTTTGGCTCTGGGAATGTGAGGTTCTTCGCAGGCAACTCAACCACCCAAACCTACACATGGACAGTCCCTGCAGGTGTTGACGCAGTCAGGGTGCGTGTCTGGGGTGGCGGTGGATACAACGGTGGTTCTGGTGGTGGGTTTGCTTTGAAGTCCATCTACGGCATTTCAGGAACAACCTCAATCACCATCACGGTAGGAATTGGCGGAAATAACTCAGTCACAACAGG